GATTTATACTCACTCGGAAAGTACATCGGTGACGCTCTTGCGAGTGCTATGGAGAGCATTGATTGGAAGAAGATTTATCAGAAAGCTGACAATTTTGGAAAAGGGCTTGCAGATTTTCTTAACGGCTTAATCAGCCCAAGACTCTTTTATGATTTGGGTGCAACAATAGCCGGTTCACTAAACACAGCTTTGCATTTTCTCAATTCATTCGGTACAACATTCGACTGGACTAATTTTGGCTTGTCGATTGCTAACGGCATTAATGGATTTTTTGAGAATTTTGATTTTGCGTTACTAGCAAAAACTATTAACGCATGGGTACAAGGAATATACACCATGCTAACCACGACAATTAAAAATGTGTCGTGGAAAGACGTACTAAAAGGAATTACAGACTTTTTAAGCAATTTGGACATCAAAACTGTTGAGATAATAGTTGGCACATTGCTGATAAAAAAGATAATTTCGCTAAAATTAGGTTCAGTGGCACTCGCTTTTATTGGAAAATCATTATCAAAAGCGATAGCACAGGCAATAGCTTCAAAAATTGGATTTGAGCTTGTAGAAGGAGCCGGCATTGGAACGGCAATAATGCAAGCATTTAAAACGATTTTCGCCTCATTGTCAACTAATCTTGGATTGCTCATAGAGGGATTATTTAGTGGCTTAAGCTTGGGTGATGCAATAACAGCCGCATTCGGAACAGGGGCAGTAGACCTATTAGCAACAATCGGTTCTGCTTTTTCAGCAATAGCCGGAACAATTTTATCTATCGTAAATTTTGTCAAAATGTTAAAAGACGGATTTAGTTGGGTAAATGAAATTCTAATGGTAATAGGTGTTGCATTAGCCACAATCGGAGCAATATTAGCTGGTGTGGCAGCATTGCCGGCGGTAATTGTTGGAGCAATAGTGGCGGCAGTATCAACAATCGTTGTTTTAGTAAAAGATAATTGGAACACAATTTGCGAACTATTTTCAACGGTTGGCGATTGGTTCAATGGAAATGTCATTGAGCCTGTAGTTTCGTTTTTTAAAGATATGTGGAAAACCATAAGTGGCTTTTTCGGTTCTCTATGGAAAGACATAGTAACTGTGTGGCAAGGAGCTTCGAAATGGTTTAGTTCCACAGTAATTGAGCCGATAGTTGGCTTTTTTAAAGGCTTTGCTACACGGGCACAACAGATTTTTCAAGGTGTTTGGATAATAATTCAAGCAATTTGGATAGTAGCTTCGGGGTGGTTCAATAATAATGTAATCACTCCAATTTCAAATCTGTTTAATTTTTTAAAAACGTTTATACAGACAACGATACAGGTAGCAAAAGATTTTGTATTTTCAACATGGCAAGGGGTGGCAAGTTGGTTTAGCGGTACAGTAATACAACCGATTTCAAACTTTTTTAATATGTTGAAAGCTGGTATAACATCGGCACTTAGCACAGCAAAGAACTTTGTTATATCTACGTGGCAAGGAGTAGCGAGTTGGTTTAATGGCAATGTTATTTCACCTATCACAAACTGCTTTAATATCATGAAAAACGGAATTACAAACGCGTTTAATTATGTGTGGAGTTCAATAAGAGGCGGCGTTACAGGAGCCATGAACTACGTTATTTCTAAAATAGAAAACGGCGTTAATTTTGTTGTCAGTGGAATTAACTCTTTATTAAGAGGATTTAACAAAGTTGTTTCTATGGCCGCTAAGGTGGCTGGTGCAAATTGGAACGGAGTATCGTTAGTCCCGAAAGTGCACATTCCAAGGCTCGCTAGTGGTGGAATTTTCCCAAGGGGAGAGGACGGCATGGCTTTTATTAATCACAATGAGTTAGTCGGTAAATTCTCAAATGGTAGAAATGTAGTTGCAAACAATCAACAGATTACAGAGGGAATTAAACAGGCTGTCATGGAGGGCATGGCACAAGTAATGATGAACTCTAATGTCGGTGGAAACTCTGCACCACCTATCATTGAAAACGTGTTTAAGTGCGACAGCGAAACACTCTATCGCATGACACAGGTAGGCAAAGCAAAGCATGGACAACGATATATTGTAGCAAATGAATTTGGCTAAGACACTCACCCTTGCATGGGTGTCTTTTTACGAGGTAACAGTATGGCAATGATGTTAGTAGACGGAGTAGAATTACCTACTCCGTCAAGCTTTGAATGGGGCTTGATTGATGTGTCTGCAAGCGATAGCGGACGTACACAAGACGGCAAAATGCACAAGAATAGAATAGCACAGAAACGACAAATTAAATTGTCGTGGAATGGTACAGACAAGGCTAGGACAGCAAAGATACTTCAAATGGTAAACCCCGAATATATCAGAGTGACATATCCTGACGCTATGAGTGGCACTGATGAAACACGTACATTCTACGTGGGTGACAGAAGCGCACCTATCAAGATATGGACTGTTGGCAATAAGAGGTATGAGGTATTAAGTTTTCCTCTCATAGAAGAATAGGCGGTGATTAAATGCTTAACGTATCGGCTAAATGGCAAAGAGCGGTAATGCTCGACAATGATATAAATGTAAATTGTTTTGCTGACATAGTTACGGCAAGCGGTGAGAAAGTACCTATCAGCGATAGCAAGCTGTGGGCGAATGGCTTTGAGGTAAACGACTCGACATCAAGTAGTAGTACTTTTACAATCGGAGCATTGATTGTTGGAAAACTGAAAATCAAGCTGAATAACATCTATGAAGATTACAGCAAGTATGATTTTGATAAGGCAAGTGTAACAGCATATGTTTCAAAAAGCTTTTCTGACGGCACGACTGAAAAATTAAAAATCGGTGAGTATAGAGTCAGCGAGACAAGCTATGACGGCTCACTCATAACGCTTACTTGCCTTGACAATATTAATAATTTCAATCGTGAATACGATAGTAATTTAAGTTACCCTACGACAGCGTATGAGGTAGTCAGAGATGCTTGTATTAAGTGCGATGTACCTTTTACTATGGCAAGATTTGATAACTCTGATTACGTGATTAACGAGATACCAAGTGATAATCAAAAGCTCACATATGGACAGGTGATAGCTTACATCTTACAGTTGAGCGGATTATGGGGCAAGTGCGGTCACGACGGTGAATTACTTATCGGTTGGTATGATATGAGCCAGTTTGGGAGCCAAAATTACAATGGCGGAACTTTTAGCACAAAAACTACACCATACTCTGACGGAGATACACTGAATGGTGGAAATTTCACCGACTATTCAAGTGGAGATAGCGTTGATGGCGGAACATTTACAGAAGCGAGAAATTACCACAATGTTTACACGCAAAAAGATTTGAATGTTGCGACCGATGATGTTGTTATCACTGGGGTAAAGGTAACTGTAACCTCAAAAGAGGACAAGACAAAAGATGTTAATGCTCTTGCCGGAAAAGAGGGATATGTAGTCTCAATCTCTGATAATCCGTTTATTTCGGCAGAAAAGGCACAGACAATTGCAAACTATATCTTCAAAAAAATCGGTGGCATGAGGTTCAGACCTCTTGACGCTACACTCTTGTCAAATCCACTGATTGAGAGCGGAGATGTGGCACTTGTGACAGACCGCAAGCAGAATACCTATAGCTGTTTTATTTCCAACCGAACATTTACAGTTGGAAGTGGCACAAAAATTTCATGTGACGCTGAAAATGCTTCAAGAAATAGTGCTGACAAATTCAGTAATGAGACAAAGGCTGTCGTACAAGCTAGGAAAGTTGCGCAGGCACAATTAAGTGTATATGATAAGCAAATGCAATTGCTGACACAGCTAATGTCTCAATCGCTCGGACTTTTTAAGACCGAACAAGTGCAAGAGGATGGCTCAATTATTTACATTATGCATAATAAAGCCGACCTTAATTCGAGCAACATACAGTGGAAAATGACGGCTAATGGCTTAGCGGTTTCAAATGATTACGGCAAAACATGGAATGCCGGAATTGATAAAGACGGAAACGCTATTTTCAATATTATGTCGGCTATTGGCATTAATTTTGACTGGGCGCATGGTGGAACACTCACTTTAGGCGGTGAGAATAACACAAACGGCAGGCAGTATGTCAAAGACGCAAACGGAAAAATTCTGATTACGCTTGACAACAAGGGCATTACGCTTGCTGACGGAGTAAGTATTTCGTGGAACAATATCTCAGACCAACCCGATTTTGCGACAAACGATAAGCTAAACGAATTAAAAAACAATATTGGCTACACAAAAATTAATAATCAGTATGTTATTTCGCCACATATATATGCCGGAACTGTTACTGCAAGCAATTTTGTGGGCTGTAAATACGACGCACAGGGTACAAAAAAATATCTGAAAAAGAATTATACAAGCAACGATACAGACAAAATTGAGCAGATAGTATCGGGGGGATATGCGCCTAATATTGATGATTTCTTCAAATTAGACGTAGACGGAAACGGAAAAATTGATGTACTTGATGCGGTCATTATTAGAAATAAAATTATCAATGGCAATGATTTAGAGTACACAAGAAGAGTTGTGATTGACCCTAGCGAAAGCGGAACTATTGTGTTTTATCAAAATGGGGAAGTGACCGGATATATGGCACCCAAGGGAATAAATGTCGGCTCGGTATATACCGGATATTTGGAAACGCACGACTCCGTTCAAATGTACCCATATGGACAATATACCAATCCGGTGCTTTCAATAGGACAGTCAAATGATATATTCATTAATAATATGACCGCCACAAACTCTACTGTAACATCTGACGCAAGATTGAAAAAGAATGTCAAGAAAATACCACAGGAATGTATAGATGGAGCAATGAAAGTGGATTTAGTTCAGTATCAATACATATCTAAGATTGACAAAGAAGAAAGAAAAAACTTTGGAATAATAGCGCAAGATGTTGCTGAAAAAATGGGCTTGCAAAATGATGAAAATTTCGGAATTTTGTCTAAAAGTAAAGAGTTTCCAAACGTAGGGGAGTGTTATAGCGTTAGTTATGAGCAATTCCTAATCTTAAGACTTGCCGGAGACGAGCAGAAGATTGATAAAATGCAAAAACACATAGATGAATTGGAAGATAAGTTTTCAAGATTGTGTCAGAAATTAGGCATTGATGAAAGTGAGGTGTAGCTTATGGCAATTCAAATGAGGCGAGGGGCATACGCGGAGTTTGACCCCTTAAAAATGAAAGCCGGAGAATGGGCGGTATCGACTGACTCCGATACGAAAAAACAGCAAATATGGATGTGTTTCGCACCGGGAGTCGTTAAGCGAATGGGAACTGTTGAGGATTTTGACACTGAAATTCAAAGACTTATTCAGAACTATCTTGACGGCATGGCTCAATCCGTATCACAAGCTCAAAAATCAGCAGAACTTGCCACAAACAAAGCTCAAGAATCAGCTAATTCTGCAAGCAATGCTAAAGAAAGCGAAATAAAAGCCAAGGCTTCTGAAACTAATGCTAAGACAAGCGAGACTAGCTCTGCTAAGAGCGAGTCGGAAGCGCAAAAGTACGCAGAACAAGCCAAAGAAATATCTGAGAGCTTAAGTGGAGCATTAAGGCCTCTTGGAACAATTAACTTTGCCGACTTACCGAACACAGCGAATGCTACTTCCGGTGATATGTACAATATAGCCGACCAATTTACTAC